GTAGTAGACCTTTGAATGAACAGCAACAGCAGTTAACTTGTCACCAGCATCTCCTAATAATGCTTTTGCTTTTGCAACATGCTTAGGAGCTAATGCTGTTGGTGAGTCTCCACTTTCTGAATCAATACAAAGACCAAATAACGCAGAGTTACTATCGTTTGCATTAATAGAACCAAACACACCAGAAAGACAAGAGATCAAGTCTTTTTGACGTTGGTTAGCAATATAAGCAGCGATCTTATTACCAATAGCTGCCATTGGATCAGCACCAGCAGCAAGAGCCGCTAAATCTCTAGCTTCAAAAGCACGACCTCTGTGAAGAATCACACCGATCTGTTTCTCAGCTTGGATTTTGCCGGGAGTTAAAGAAGCACTATCTGAAAGAACTTCAAAATCACCAGAAAGATTTGCTTTCCAGTAAGGTACGTTCACAAAATCTCCACCCTCTGTCGCATTAAGCTCTGCCAAAGGCTGAACCACACCGCTAGCCAAAAAGGCATCACGTTGAGTTGTCTGCTCAATAACGTAAGGAGTGAAAACCTCTGGAACGATTATGTCCGACCTTAAAGTCGCCATAAAATTTCCTAAATAAAGATTTTTACGATGTGGGTCACAAACCCTTAAGACTTAGCACAGCTTCGTCGTTGTAAGTATATTAGCGTTTCGCTTGCGATTGCAACTTCTCATATAAATTTTTGTCTGTTCTATATAACCTCATTTGTTCCGTAATGTTATAGCTATCGGGTGCAAATGGGTTTTTAGTTCCAGCAGGAACTTCAGAATTGTTAGTCCTACCAGCAGGTGCGCCCCCTCCTTGTGGTGCTGTTTGTTTTAATAAGTAGTTAGCTTTTTCGCTTAATTGTTTTTTAGTCCATTCGACAATAGGAGTTCTTTCATATCCATCAACGACGACAGGAACACCACTATCAACTTCAATTTTGTCTTTTGGAATGTAGTTATTAAGAACTAAATTTGGGTCATGTACCACTTCCGCCAAGGCCGAGACTGCTGGAGAGATAAGTTCAAGCTCTCGGACTTTTGATTCAAGGTCAGCAATTCGTTTCTTGTCTTCGGATGATTTCTCTCGATATTGGTCTTCAAGCTTTGTCCTTGCTTCTGTGTATTTACCTTTTGATTCAAGTTCAGCCTGTTCTGCATTGTGCTTGAAATCAATTAGTTCTTGTATGTTTACATTGTCTGGGACATTTTTTATTTGTTGAGAGATTTTTTTATATTCGTCTAAAAGTTCAGCGTTTTTCTTACGCATTGACTCCAGTTCTTGCTTAAGAGCATTGTTCTCCACAGGAGAAACTTCTTGCTCCACAGGAGCATTTGATTCTTCAGCCATGAAAGTTAAATTCCCCACAGGGTGAATGTTTACTTGATTTTTTTGGTAGTTTTCTTCTTGGCAGTCTCGGTTTTTACCTCAACTTTAGAAGGCTTGCCTTTTGCATCAGCAAGTTTTTGAAAAAAAGTCTTGCTCATGAGAAAAGCAATGATTAGTTTTTATGTTATCAAGATTACTTCTTTTTGCCCCCTTTCTTGGTTTTTTTCTTTTTCCCGTAAGGCATGACTGCAAAAAATGTGTTAATATTAATAAGATTAACCTAATTCGAAAATGGCAAAAGAAGACAGAGCCTCTGAAAGGTTTACAGATCTTAATATTGGTTATTCAATAGACCCCGAAGATAAAAGAACAGAGAAAGAAGTTAAAAAAGACATGGAGAAGCTAGGCATAAAAGTAACTCGTGTTTCTGAAAAACCACCTGAAGCTTATTAATACGCTTCTAAAGTAATTTCTGTAAAAGATTTTTCAACGCCTTCTTCTACCCATTCTTTAGTTTCGGCAGAAAGAACCTTATAACGAACCCCTCGAGGTTGAAGGATTTCTTTTTCTCCCAATCCATTCCAAGGCTCGATTGAAGTTCCATATTTATTGACTTGCTTAATCATTACTGAATGCATATCAGCAGAAAAACCACTTGCAATTCTTCTGTTTGCAGTCCAGCTTTCCATTGTCAGACCAGCATCACCTCTTTTGTAAGATTCAACAATTGACTCAACAACCCTTTTGTCTTGGAAACCTATTCCTCTAAAAATTGTCCCATCAAGTTCTTTTTGCCCTGCTAATAAAGCCTGTGGTTTTCCTTTCCATTTAGGAGCCTTAGAAATGTAGTCTTCCATCTGATCTGCATATCTTCCCCACTGATTACGAACATTTTCAGTTCTAGCTCTGATTTCTTTATATCTTTTTAAATGCTTGATTTGAGCAGGATTTAATTGTGCTCCTACTGCTTGTGCTTGATCTAATTGGACACCTCGTAATTGCATGTAATCACTTCCTGCCCATTCTCCAATAATTGTTTCTGTTTTTCTGAATTTAACTGGTGTCAATCCAACTTCTTCTGGCTTTGGCTTGAACATTAGATCTTCAGATTTTTTCTTCCCTAAACCTGACCTCTTACGAACTGCACTTGTTTTTGATTCACCTGCAATCCTTTTATCAAGAAAACTAGGATCATTCCATTTTCTTAAATCTCTTTTGATTTCTTTCTTAGGTTGTAAAGCTTTCTTGGCTTTGTTATTTAATTTCTTTTGTAACTTGGCAATTTTGTCGTCTTCGATCCTACGAGCCAATTGCTTTGGTGTAATTGTTTTGAATTGACTTTTTGGAATCAAACCAGAATTAAAAGCTTTAGCTGATTTCCAATATTTTTGTTCTGCCTCAGTTTTAAGTTTTAAATTATCTAAGAATTTGATTGTGCTTTGTTCACTCTTAGGAAGCTTCCCGAAAGTAGCAACTTCAGGAACCACATCTTGAACGGATTTCTTAAATTTAGTTTCTAAAACTGATTGATCAACTAATTTCTTTTGTGCTGCTGTTAGAGGTGTGTATTTAACCTTGCCCGCTTTTTCTGCTGCCGTCATATATTTTCCTTCTTTAGCTATTAAAGCTTTTGAAG